CATTATACAGCTTAAGCAACAAGATGGATAATTCCTTACTGGCTGTAAGGGATATTAATCATCAATGTATTGTAGTAGATTGTATATATAATTATCCTGATAATTAACATTGAGAATATTTAAGTCATTATCTCCATGACAATTAAATCGTGTGAATACCGTATCCTCGTCAACATTTACATCAATTTGCTTTGCGAGGTTTCTATATCCAATAAAAACAGTGGATTCATATTTCTTGTCATTAAGACTGCTTTTTGCTACAACTTTGATTTTCCTATGAATCGTATCAAATAAAAATAAACATTCCATTCGTGGGGCAATTTTAGATGTAAGAAGAGCATACAAAGATAAATTTCCTTCTGACATAGAAGGAACCTTTTTTTTCCACATAACAGGATCAATGTCTTGTGGGTCAAAAGACCATGCTGGCATATAGCTAAGAACAAGATCTATCAATGATAATTCTTTATTATCAGGATTATAAAAGCTTACAAATTCTTTTGCGAATCCCATGTCATTAAGGTTACCAGAAGCTAATTGCTCCAAAGAATCTTTGTCTCCAGTATTTACTTTAAAATTAATCCAATCTTTATCCTTAAATTCCTTTTCAAGAGAATATGCTATAACAGATTTTACATGCTTATGTCCGTCTCCAGTTTCATTAGGTTTTTGGAGCTGATACATGCAAGTATCTTCTACATAAATAACCATATATAAATCAAGTTCATCATATCCATTGGATTTTACCTGTTCTCCATTAATGACGATATATTCATCAACATCAAATGTGATTTGTCCTATGTCTTTTACAGGTTGAAATGAACTGACAGTATCAGTTTGAATTCCATTTAAAATTGTAATTGGTTTTAAATTAAGATCGCATAAATATATTTTTTTTACGTCTTGAATCATAGCCACCCACCAACTCTCTTATATGGATAGTCAAATTCAATTGTAATTTTTGAATCTCCTTTAACGGATAAATTATTCTCTCCTGGTAACAATCGTAACCAATAAATATTACCAACATCTTCCCACCCTAAATCTTCATATGAAATTATTCCTGATGTTGTTTCATCTTTTGGAATGCAATTTTTACAATCCAGTATTGTCGGTAAATTTCTTCGTACTGAAATAGTCATTTCATTTGAATTGTCAGAAGTGTTGGTTATTGTTATGGTTGCATTTTGTAGACTTGATTGCACAATAGTAACAGTAGGGTATGTATATTCTTCGGTTTCGTCAGTTTCACAATTAATAACTATTTTGCCTGTATTCGTGATGTCAAATGTGTTTTTAAAATGTTTCATTGGATAAGCTGTATTATTTTTAAATTTAAACATTAATCCAGCCCATCCACCTCCAATAGGATACCATGTGGTAGAAATAAATTTTCCACAATAAAATCCATCAATAGTATTTCCAACGCAATCTATCATTTCTAATTTCTGAGATATCTTTGGAGATGTAAGCCATCTCTCAATAGTGCACTGTTCTTCATCAGTAAAGCATTTGTGATTTTTTTTAATTAATCCATACTCAATTTCTAACGGTTGATATTGTGTTCCATACTCATTCGCACTTGGGCGAGAGATGGTAATTTCACCAGTTATATCATCCCTTTGATGTCCAGTCACAGAATTAATCCCTTCAAACGTGCATAAAATTAATTCCGAATCACTCAAAATATCTTTTGTTGATTTTCCGTTATATATAAAACCACTCAAAAACCCATCCCTCCTTTTTGTTTATATAAGAAAAGACACTACTCCGATGAGAGAGTAGTGCCCTAAAAAAATTATCTACTTAAACTTATATCCCTGCGGATTTCATTCTGTGTAAATTTACTTGCTTTCTTTAAGATTGTCTGTAAATCAGGAAGTGTATCCTTTGTAACGTCACCTTGAACTTGTAACATCGGTCCATCATAATTTATGCTGACTACATTATTTCCACCATTGCTATCAACAGGTTGTACTCTAAACATGTCTTTATATTTCGGGAAGTTAGGATTCTGCCAGAAAGCAGCCATATCCATTAATGTTTCCGTCATATTATTAGGAATAACACCATCTGAAGATTTCATTGGTGTAATGACACCATTTCTTGTAACAATGATTTCTCGACCACCATCATTAGTTACTGCAAGAACATCTTTTCCTACACGTTTAGCCCCCTTATGGTATTTCTTCAATCCTGACATATTTAAATCTTCCGCAGAGATACCCAAATCACCTGCTTTGATTCCAAACTGTTCCAGAATCTTACCTATTGAGAGCATCGCATCCGCAGTATTACCTCCAACATTCTTTACTGCATCCGCAATCGCCTGTGACATTTTCTCAAGGTTTTCGCTAAGTTCATGTGACCATTTCTCAAAGTCTTCAGATAATTGGTCTTTCAGATCATCCAGACCTTCCACTTGTAGATCATATACATGGTCTTTTACTGTATCGTCAAAATCTTCCTGTTTTTCTGCAAGTTCTGCTTCTAGTCTTGCTTTCTCAGCTTTGGACTGTGCATCAGTAACCCCATCCAATGCAGCAATCTGCTGTTTTAACAGATCGATTTCTTTTGATTTGTTTTTTAAAGTCTTATCATAATCATAATAATCCTTCTTTTTCTTTAGTGCATCTTTTCTGGCATCAATCACTTTGAACAGAGCTTCTTGTTCTGCCTTTGCCTGATTCTTGATAATACCAAGAATAGCCTGCTGATAGGATTGAGCATTTTTCAATGCACTTTGCAGACTGGAATCATTTTCTGACATCAACTTATCATATGTTTCCTGACCAAACTTATCTGCCTTAAAATCATCCATGATCTGCTGACGCTTCTTCACATAATCCTTTAAGGTAGTGAGAGAGGTATCAAGTTCTTTTGTATTGATTACAATAGATAACGCTCCAAACTCTGTAAGGAATCCTGTATCATAGTCATACATCATTTCTTCTGTAATCAGACTATTGATCGTTTCGAGTTTATCCTTAAATTTTTCAGCCTTTGCAATAGCCCTGTCAAACATTTCCTCATATTTAACAGTGATCTGTTGCTGTTTAAGCTGTTCAATCTGTGCGTTGTAGTCTTTAACAGCATTCTCAGCTTCGATGATCTGAGTTTTCATTTCAAGCCATTCATCAGAATTCTGCTTAATCACACCTGATTTCACAGACTTATCAAGCTGCTCCTGTAATTTCTTGGCTGATTCAGCCTGTAATTTCTGAGCCTCCTGTGCAGATTTAATCTGTGAATCATAATCGGATGATTTGGTATAATTGCCATGTGCTTCTGATAGCTCACGTTCCTTTTCCTGAGATTCTGCAATAGCTTTCTGGTAATCAATACGCTTGTTATAATATTTTTCAATATTCTCGAATTTCGTTTGTTCCGCTTCAATCTGTGCCTGTGCGTATTCTGCCTGAGACTGAGCAGCATTTTCCGCAGCTTCGGCTTCTGCTTCCTGTGCAGCGATCAACTGTTGAGTAGCAGCAGTATAACTGTCGATTGCATTTTGAAGTTCAACATTATAATCCTTAATGATATTTGCAACTTTCTTGTCTTTGATCTTCCACCAATCTACCTGTTTTCCTGCGGCAAGCTGTTTCTTCTGTTCCGATGTAAGATATTTTGAATATTTCTTACTATAATCCTTGCCTTTTTTCTTAAATGAATCCACTTTTGATTTTGCGTTATTTTTTCTCTTAACAGCAGTCTGTGTATTCTGGGTTGATTTTCTGTAAGCAGTCTGTTTTGCATCATTCTGTGATTTCAGGTTTGTAAGTTCTGCATCTACAAGATAATTCTGGTAAGACAGAGAATTCCCTGAATTATAAGCTTTTTTCGCCTGATTATAGTTTTTCAGGTATTCATTATAAATTGTATCATTAACTTTCTTAGCACTTTTTGCATCGGAAAGATCTATACGAACACCTTTTCCATAAGCAGCCGCATCATTATAAGCTTTCTGTGAAGCCTTACTCTTTTTCAGAGCGGCATTATATTGTTCAACAAGCTTTTTCTTAGAACCCTTTAATCCCTTGGTGCTCAGAGATTGTCCTGCCGCAATCCGTTTCTTTTCAGAACTGGAAAGTTTTGCACCGTTTTTCAGTTTACTTGTTGCGGTATTTAATGACTTCTTATCCGCATTTGCAGTTTTCTTCGTTCTGCTTTCTTTTTTTTGAATACTGTCAAGACGAGCCTGTTGTTTCTTATAATTATCGTCTGTCTTTTTCTTATTGTTTTTCGCATATGTCATAGTGTTATTGAGCTGATTCATTAACGCTGCCTGTGCAGAACCACCCATATCTGCAGTTTTGATCCTTGCCTGAATAGCAGTCAATCCATTGTAACTCTGGGTAAGTTTATTAATTTTCTTTTCTGCTTCTTCAGTAGGCATAGCAGCCCACTGCGCAAACAGTTCTACCTGTTCTTTTCTCAGTTCGCGTACTGTATCTTGACATTTCTGTGCTTCATCATAATATTTCTGATAAGTGGTAATCTTATCATATTTTGCTTTGCCTGCATCCGTAGAAGTATCAATATCCTGAATATTATACCTTCCTTCTTCTACGAGCTTTCTTGTCTTATAATCAAGCCCAAGAGAGTATGCCTTATCAAGATAAGTTCTTGCAGCCCTTTTATTTACATGCATTTCTGTATCCACAGCCTGTACTTGCTTATACAGCAATCTGGTTTTTGTAGCAGATGATACCCAGTCAGTAATAGCATCAGCGATTCCTTTTGTCTTATTTGCAAAGTATTCCAGTTTACGAGCCACCCAGTCAAATACCTGCGTAGATTTCTTTGTTGCTTTGGTGTTATCATTTGTAGCGGTTGTATTTGCTCGGGTTGCATGGGTGTTAACGTTCTGTGCGTTGGTGTTTGGTTTTGTGGAAGAAGATGGTTTGACTGGACCACCGCCCAAAACACCGCCACCTGATCCACTCGCATAAGCTTTATATAAACCATAGTAATTTCCGGTTTGTGTACTTAATGTACCATTAGCAAAAGCTCTTGCATGTCCGGCAATCTTACCATGTTCTAATAATGCTTTGGTTTGACTTGCAGAAAAGATGATATCTCCTTTTTTAAGCGTTTCAAAGTGAGCACCGCCAGGAATTAGTGACCATACACCATTTCTCACGATGGATTCTGTCTTTGTGTTTACATAGTTCGCTACACTATGTGGAAATTAATTCCCTCATACTTTTATATGAGAACAGACTATATCTTCAATGTAAAGTTTTATGCAATTAATTTTTGTGATAAAATATTTTCTATATCATTTATTTTCGTATATGGTATACGAAGCAATTCATGATTATTTTTTTTACAATATTCAGTTTTAATTTGATCGTGGAATTTTATATAAGAAGTAACAGAGTCGTTGAATCTTGTATCTTTTCGAATGAAAAAATGAGTTTCTTCAAAATGTTGTTTTCCATCATATTCAATTAACAAATTATTATCTGGTAAGTAAAAATCGAATGGTAATGGATTGTTATCTCGACAGTCATCAAACCATTTTTCTTGAACAAATTGGATATTATTATTTTCAAGCCATTGTCGAATTCTTCTTTCGCCAACGCTCTCTTTTCTGTAGCATTGTTTACATGTTTGTCCTCCATGTTGTAAAAAATGAGATAATGATGTAACTAAAATATTTTTTTGACAACGAGGACATATAATTTTTAAGTTGTTAGTTTGGCTATTAATATACTCCTCTTTGTTTAATAATTTCCCTCCGACCTTTTCTACCATATCAAATACTTCGTCAGGCGAATGAGCATATTTTAATCTTGCTCTATCTTTAGCGCATTTCGGACATCTTTTACCATTATGAAAATTTGAAGCTCGCATTTCTTGAGTTCCATGTTTAGGACAATTATAAATAATACGAGTGTTTCCATTAACATAATCTTTTTGAGAAGTAACCAGATTGTATTCTGTTTTATTGAAATCATCTAAAATCATTTCATATGTTAACGCTTTATCTTCAATAAAACATTTTCTACATCTATATTTTTTCGATGCATTATCCGTGATATGATTATAGGCATGAATAGTCATAACTTTTTCAGATTTGCAATATTCGCAGATGGCAGTTATCTTAATCTCTGAACGCAAAGGAACATCTTTAATATTTACAATAAATTCATCTCCATAATTTGTAAATTTATATCCTAAATTTTCATATCTTTTACGTGTTGCATTATTCCATTTCATTACTATTGATTTTTCTTTAATCAATTAATTGTATCAACTACTTTCTTTTTATTTTTTTTTGCATAATATTTTACATTGTCTACTTTTTCGAATCGCCAATCGCTTGCGATCCTACGCCGTTACACTCATCACGGCTAGTCGTTGAACGTTCCCCTATTCGGGGCTTCGCTGCTGATTTCCCAATCCTTACTTTTTTTACTTTTCACACGTAGGCATATTTCATCCTTATGTTGTAGCTCGTAAGGCTCTAAGGGGGTTCCAGCAATTAAATAGATTTTCTATATTAATAAATATAGCGGCATATTCATACCGATTTCATTTACTAAGGCTTTTTCATCTTTTTCTAACGCAACCTGTCCATTCGCATGAGCAGGAGAGAGTGGTTTTGAATTTAACACGTTATAAGCTGTTCCATCAGCATGTGCTACAGAGGTCATAGTGCCTGTTGCTTTTTGTTTAATGCTTCTTGATACATGAGTAGTAGTAATTGTGATATCTCTATTCTGCAAACTATTAATAGCAGAAGCAAGACTATTAACTTCTCCAGTACCTGATACATTTGCGCCAACAGATACAATCTTACCGTTCACATTTTGGATAGCAGAGGATAGTTCTTTTACTTTATCTGTTCCAATTACATTTGCTTTTACAGGTACAGTCTTACCACTAACTTTGCCTATCGCTGCTGATATAGCTTCAATACTTGCAGCACTGTTACCCGTTTCTACATTAACGTTAGCATTTACAGAGGTTGGAGGTTGAGATGAACCTACAACATCTGAAACACTCTTAGTCATTACAGGCTCAATTTCTACAGTTGGTTTGACACCCTCAGCAGAACTTTCGATTTCAGATTCCATTTCACCTGTCTCTGCTTCTACAGGAATTTGTACAGGGTTTCCTTGAATTGCATTAATGATAGCGGCAAACTGTGTGTTGTCTAATTCAACAGCTATGCTAACCTGCTGATTATCCATCTCCATCAATTCTTGTCGTACCTGATATACTTCATCAGCATTACATCCGACAGTTGTCATCAGATCCTGATCACCCATTGCTAACAACTCATTAACAGCATCCGATTCTTCCATTCCTGTGTTATTAACAATAATATCGATTGTCTTTGTTAATGTGTCATGCGTGATTGAATCAAGCTTAGAATCAACTTCAGTAGAATCGACACCTAACTTAACCTTTAAGTCTTCCTCGGTTAATGCGGCAAGTCCATCTTCGGCAGTCTGAATATCAGTCATATCAATCAGGTCTTCGCCGCCAGCCGCTTTTAAAGTCTCAAAAGCACTTTGAGCAGCTTTTGTTGCACCTTCAACATCATTCTCCAAACCTTGACTAGCAAGCTCAGTTTGCAGATCTAATTCATTTTTGGCTTGCATGAATTTCTGAGCGGCATTAACAACTGTATCAGTGGAAGTAGATTGTCCTACAGTAGATGAATTATATTCTGCCTGCTGTTGTTGTGCTATGGCTGCTTTGTAAACCTGTGCCGCTTCAGCAGCCCCATCTTGCTCATAATTATAAGTTCCATCAGTATTACGAAATTGCTCTAACTGTTGAGCTGCTTGTTCTATCTGTTTATTAATGGTATCAAGATTAGATGTTTCGAAATCGAATTCGTAAGTCGTGCCGTTTATCTCATTTAATTTTTTCTGAGCTTCTTCGGCGGTAGTATTCAATTGAGTAATATCTGTTAAATCTACTTCTGGCTTTAATACACCAAGACCTTCAAGACCCATTTTTAACTGATCTATAGTAAGACCATAGGAGTCAGCTAATAACTGAAGCGCATCTTCAGCCTGTTCCATACCTTCGACATTATATGCTCCATCTCCAAGCTGAATTCCTTCAAGCTGTTCAGCGTTATAATTAGAAAGAGTCTGGAACGCCTTTTCTGTGGCTTCGTTATTTTCATCATGCGCTGCTTTTAAAGTCTTAAGGGTAGAAGCGTAATCCCTGGCTTCTTTCGTACCGAATTCGAGTCCCATTTCTGTAATACTCTTCGGGGTTTCCCATGTAGCTACGCCTGTAGTCTTAAAAGCGTCTTTTACAGAAGAAGCATCTACTTTATAAGAATCATCATAAGATAAATCGTATGTATCAGCGATATCTTTGATTTTCTCTTGTAATCCTTTAGCAGCATCTTTTCTTCCTGCTTTATCTAACTTTTCGACTTCTTTTCCAAGTGATTCAATTTGTTTGATTGCTTCCTTGATATCCTCGACACGTTTTCTACCTGATGTAGCTTCAAAAGTGTCTCTATTTTCTACGGTAGCGTCATATTGACCAGTTAATTTATCAATCTCTGCCTGTTGACTTGCAAGTACCTCATTAGAAGCCCCACTTGCTTCTAACTCTGCCTTTTTTACATAGGCTTCTGCCAACTTATCAGAAAGATCTTCGACATTCTGTTCTGCTTCCTGAGCTGTATCAGCGAAAGTATTAAATAAACCATAATCTTCGCCACGACCTAACACATCTCTAAAGAATTCTTCACCCATTCCCATAAGATGAGCAGCTTTTTCAACATCTTCAAATGAATAAGCCCATTGCTGGGTTCCATCTGAAAGAGTAGTAAGAGTAGCTAATCCTTTTGATTTAAGGTCATTAAGGAAATTCACAACTCCAGATCTATCTTCTGTGAAATATCTGGTTGCTTTATTATAGTTTTCAATAAAGTTTGCAGGATCTTCAAAGCCATTTGGTGATAAATAAGCAGCTACTGTTTTGAAATCATCTGTTCCAATCAACCCTTTATCATAGGCTTCTTTAGCAGATTTGATTTCTGACAGCATAGTATTATACTGATCACCGCCATTTGGAGTGTTTTTAGCATTTTGAATTGCTTGGAAATCAGAGAACTGTTTCATCTGCTCTTTATATAAAGCACCCATTTGAGCCTGCGCCTGTTTCATACGGAAGATAGCATCTTCAGCAGATTTCATCTGTTCTTCAGCAGCTTTCTTGGCACCTTCGTTATATTCGTTGCTGTTTAAGATTTCATTCTGTTCTTTCCATAATTCATTTTGTTTTTGAATACGTTTTTCAAGATCTGCAGAATCGGCTTCGTGTTGGGTTTTAACAAGTCGCTCTAAGGCTTTGTTATTAACACGTACACCATTGGCGGTATTTGTAAATAAAGCTTCTGGATTGTAAGAGGAAAGAGTGCCGAAAGCATCTGTTAATCCTGTAATAGTTTCTGTGGTGACACCTGTATCAGACAAAGAATCAGTGAGAGCTGTAGATACATTTGATAATATTGACTGTGCTTTGCTTACTTTTTCTGTAAGCTGCTCCGCAGAAAGAGCTGCAAGTTCAACATCTTCAATGCCTTGAACACTAATTCTAAAGTTTCTTTCAACATCATTAGCGTCCCAATTTGCTTCAGCAGGATTTACATCCTCGCTTTTTAAATACTCAAAGAATGTTTTTAAGTCTTCGTCAGTTTTACCTTTGATAAAATTATCCCAGATGCTTTTACGATCATCTTTATCACCGACAATTTTATCTTTGAGAACATCCTTTAATTTATCCATATTGTAACTATCAGGATCAGCTAATGCCATAATATGATCTTTTAAGTCATCGACAGATACAGCGGATGCATTAAGTTCTGTAACAAAATCTCCGTTTTCATCAATAACTTTTTGTAAAGCATTTTCCCCTTCTTTTCCAGCATTAATCATGCTTTCTTCTAACTTGGAATATTTTTCTTTCGCAAAAAGAGAGTTTATTTTAGAATCGATAGTTTTTCCAGATTGATCAATTTGAGAATAGAAATCGTTTAATAAATTCTCGATATCTTTCATATCAGACATTTCACTATCTGTAATTGTACCTGCCTGCTCTGCATCTTTATATGCTTTATATGTGTTTTCAAGAATAGTTCCATATTCGCTGATATCTGAATATGTTGTAGCAATATCAGAATCCATAGCAGAAGATAACTCTTGTAATTTCTTTACTTCGGCCAGATGTTTTTTTTGTTCCTTACCTTTCGCTGCATTGGCCAAATTGGTTTTTTCTATAATATCAGCGTCAACGTTATTTTTAGATTCTAATAAAGCTTGATATGATCCAATCAAGAAATTGATGTCATCCATGTTAGCAGCGAGATCTATTTTTTCTCCTAACGCTGTTAGATCCTGAAGATTATCAATGCCTTTTAATGTTCCATCCTTAGAATACTTTGATATAATTTCATTTTTGTTTTCTTTGATTTTATCTAAATCTAGTTCTTTATTTACTTTTTCATCAAGTTTACTTTCAGTATGGGACTTGTATGCGGATTTTGCTTGATCTAATTTTTCTCTGGAATCAACCTTTTGTTCTAATTGTTTTAAAGAAATTGTTCTCTCAAGTTCTTTATTTTGTTGTTGTAGTTTTGATAACTGATCCTGTTCGACCAGTGATAAATTCCCCTTTAATTGAAGTTCATCAATTTTATCTTTTGTTTTATCTAATTCTGCATTTAAAGATTCGAGTTCCGCAGCATCTGCATCATAAGACTGCTGCATCTTATCCAGCTTCTTACTTTGTACGGACGGTAAACTATCGTATGCTTTCTTAGCAAGATATGCAGCTCCACCTGCCAGAACACCAATTACACCGCCCTTGACTAAATTCTTAGGCGTGAAAATGGTCTTGAGTAATCCTTTGCCCATTGATAGCAGATTCTTACCCATTTCCTTAATGCCTTTACCGCCTTTGAGAGAGAAGTTGTTGAACGTCTCCATACCCTCGTTGACAGTATCTAACACTTCGCCAAAATCAGATGCCTTTAAGGCATTCTCAGCCATTCCTTTACCAACATCGGCCATCTTCATGGCTTTTGCTGCATCATTCACATTATCAAATTTATTTATTAATGTTACCAATGCATCTTGGTTATGTGCATCCTTGGCAAAATCTTTAACACCTTCTGTTATCTGGCTTCCCAAGTTTGCAGTTTTAAGCGACTTATGGTATACTTGTAATAGTTTCTATCTATTATTTTTTGGAAGGAGATATATACTATGGCGTTAATTACTTGCCCGGAGTGCGGAAAAGAAGTAAGTGATAAAGCAAAGATGTGTCCTCATTGCGGATATCCTATAAATGACCCTACCGTTCCAGATGTCAAGAATAATATTTGTGTCTTCAAAGGTCAGAGATATGATTTAACCGAAGTATTGGAATGTGTCAAAGAAACATATGATGAGAATGGATATTGCAAAGAAAAGAAAAGCACTGCCTATCATATATTACAAAGAATTATCCCTACGATTGGATGTGATACAAACGAGTTGCTTGGATATTTAGCTGTACATCATAAAGTTCCTGATTTTAATTTTATACCAACTGGAGATCCTTACAAATACAGATTGATAAAACCTAAAGATTATGATCCGAATTTCAACATCCACAAAGCATTCGAGGAAGAGCAGAAAAAACTTATTCCTAAATGTCCGAAGTGCGGTTCAACCAGCATTACAACAGGCTCTCGTGGATATTCTCTATTTACAGGATTTCTTGGTAGTGGAAAGACTGTGAATAGATGTGGTAATTGCGGATATAAATGGGAACCATAAATCTATGCGCCAATTAATAACGGATTCTATTTGTAATATTTTAGATTCTCTTCAAGACTAATTCGAGTGATTTCTGCTGATTGCTGAAAGATTTTTTGCAGGTCGATTGATTTAATCGTAGATTTCTTAGTGGTTTTATGGAAATGATTTTTTATGCAATTAGAGAAATTATTTATAATACGAAACATGATAAACCTCCTGTTTAAAGCTATAAAATATATATAATACAACAAAAAAGAAAACAGTTACTAATTATGAAATCTAATATAAAAAAATCTAAAATTACAGAAAATAATAAAAAGAATTTTAAATACCGTACTTCTAAAAAGAGTATTGTACCTGAACGAATTCAATGGAATGCGGCACATCCATACAGCGGTGGAAAATGTTCTCCAAGATAAGAATAGTAGAGGTAATAAATAATGTACAACTATACTTTTGCCAATATCTTTTTATATTGTTACGAACACAAAATCAATTTTTCAAAATTACTAGATCGAATCGCAGCTAAAAAAGAAAAGGAATATTTAGGAAATGCTCCATATTTTATGAAAGGTATGCCTTATAATCAAATTTGGAGTTTGGAATCAGAATTAAATATTTTGCCCGAAGAATTACACATATCAACAGAGCTGCTTTTATTTCCTAGAAACTATACTCAAAAAGTATTAAATTTTCTCGAAGAATTTGATTGTGATTTTGAATGCGAAACAGTTTCTTTTGATCCAGAAGATTTGAGTTGGAATATATGGATACCTAGTTATGCAAACAAAAATTCATTTTTTTTCAGTATAAATAAATTTTTGAATGTTGATAATATGAAATATGAATATCATATTCTAGTTCAAATGGTGGGTTTATGCATGTCTCTTATGGGGGCCATGATAGGTAACGGTCTTGTTATATACGACACAGAAATAGGAGAGCATATTGATGAAATAGACCGATATATAGATAAAGTTATTGATAAAATGGAGTTAGTAGATGCGGAAACTGGAATGCCACTAACGACCCCAGGTACTATCCTCGACTTCAAAAACGTCATCATAAAATCATCTATTCATCAATGCGCTAAGGACAACCATGACACTTGTATAAGAAACGCTTTAATCTATATCCTTGATAACACTACATATGAGATTGTACCAGAAACAGTTCCATTGCTGTATTGTAAAACTTGTAATATTTATTATATGTACGAAGATCAATACAACACTCTTAGCAAAAAGGGTAAAATCTTATGCCGCATATACAATCTAAAACAATGGCAAGAAGGATATACTAGCGATGTTTTTTTTGGAAAACTGAATATGGAATCAATATTTAAAATATGTGGTTATAGTGTCAGCTCTAATTCCAGCGTTCCAGATCAAGCCAGACAGAATCTGTTATCTTTTCTTATTGATAGAAAAATTGTAAGTCTTGCTCAAACACTTAATTTTTTACATTGGTTAATAGATAATAGAAAAGATTCTGCTCGTATGCAAAATGCTGTGAAAAAGTGGAAGAGTGATTTGAAATACATCACAGAAAAATATCGGGATAATAAAAGCGGAACTATAACAGTTGAATCGATTATAAGGAAATAAAGAAGAGAAATTTTGTAATCAAGGGGATTAATATGAATATTTTAAATCATGAATTATCTTCAGAATGTGAGTCAATAATTACAAACATACTAGATCAATTAACTTATACTGTGCACTATTCTTATGTTAATGAAGAAACAAGTTTCTCTGAACTAATTAACGAAAATTATATTGTGTCTATTTCTAAAAATACTACAGACTTTGAAGGACATCTATTACATGAAATGTGTCATTTATTACAATTTCAAGAACATTATCCTATGATAAAAGTAAAAAGTGATATATGGGATGAAGACAAAAAACTCATTACCAACATTCAAAATATTGTTTTGGATTTAGATGTAATGCAAAGATTGAAAAGTTATGGGTATAATATCAAACCAAATCCTTATAAGTTTAATTATTATTATCCATTGGTAAAAAAGATCAGAAAAGGTTTGACAAATCCTCCTCAAAGTTTACTTAATGATTTATCTATAGAAATATCTTTTATAATGATTTTCGATAGCAAACAACATGCAGAGGCTTTATTAAAATATACCGATAAATGCTGTTTACAAATACGCAAAAATGTGTATTATATGTACGATATTCTTAAAAATTATATAGCATCAGGTATAAACAAAGATAATATACCAGATCTATATTCTTCACTCATTGGCATATTAAGTGATGCGGAAATATTAATTGACAATATAAAATGATGTCCGTTTTTTAAATAACAATATTCATTTTTTTCATTTAAAATAGGCATATCGTTTGTGTTGGGAATTGTAGTTCCAAACTGTGAACGATATGATTGATAAAATTTATTTTTCAAAAAATATCCTGATTCATATTTATACTTCTCTAATAAATCTCTTCCGGTATGCAAGTAAGAGATATTTATTGGAGAAGTATAATTTGTATACGTGTATGGATCACGAATATACTGAATATTATACACACAAGCATCGAAATACTTATTTACTTTATTATTGCTATAAAACATTATACACCTTCTTTGGTTTGTTATTCATTTCAAATTTATCTCATAATTTTCCATCAATATATAGAATTTCTTCCAAAGTAATATAAACACCTACAATATATATTACCAAATAAAGCAATTGGAAAACATTGCTGCCTCTTCCTTAGAAAACGACTGAAGAGACAAAGATGCCGTGATGGAGTGTCACCATCATAACCAGTGGGCTATGCATTAAAAGCATATATAATAAGGCTTATATATACTCCTGGGAAGGGTAGTCTCTCTGCACTTCACAATTTTTTGTATATTTTCTCCTTGCGGTTTCATATACGACTAAGCGTAAACTGTGTTGGTTCGTTGTCGGCATAGGATGCAATATATTTATACTGCACTTTTATTTCACCTGTTTCATTACTGTGTAGTCAGCAATATAATGAATTTCAACGAATTATTCCCATTTTATTCTCCTTAACCCACCACATTGAATATATACGCCATTATGTATATATCTTTATGATAGGCGGCTCGCTTAAATTTTAAATTAAACTGTAGTCTTGGATTTTGACTAACCAAGGAGATTAGGTAATAGACCATCTTTAGAAAGCATACTTTTTGCTCCGAAAAATGCTGCTACACCCATTAAGGCTGTTTGAAGTAGTCCAATATTATTAACAATATCGAGAATTCCAGACGCAATATCCAAAATAGGATTAACGACATCTCGTCCTGTTCCAGACCATACTTCTTGCCATTTATTTTTTAATTGATCAAGATGACCAGATATAGAATCTAAGTATTTTTGGTTTTCTTCTAATGCGGATCCTTCTGATGAGAGAGATGCTTCATAGGCTTCTCTTAAAGTTTTAGGATTTTGTATGATACTCGCTGCTATGTTGGCTCTGTTCTTTCCGGCCATTAATTCAAGCAATGCATTTAAATGGTTTGTTCCGAATTTTTTGTCTGTTTCTACAATATCTTCGTATATATCAGCTACGTCTTGTAAGATCTCATATGGATCACGGTTGTTACCATTATCATCAAGAATGCTAATACCCTCCCAATCATTTTTGGTAACAGCAGTGAATGCTTTAAACTGATCGTTGATTTTTGAAGCTGTCTGTACTACAAAGTCAGAAGTGTCTTCGCCTGTTTCTTCCAATTCTTTTTTAGCTTCTTCGGTTCCCATTAAACGAAGAGCGATAGTACGAATACCAGCACCTACAGAATCAGGATCTTGAACAACAGCATTACCAGCAGTGATTAATGCAATAGACTTATCAATATCTGCTCCGGCAGTTGTTAAAGCTGATGCGGATTTCTGGAGAGCAGTAGCAAGCCCATCTGTGCTAATAGAGAAATTATTACCAACATTATTTAATTTGTCATTAATTTCCATCTTATCAAGATCTTGATAAGCAGCACTCATAGCTATTAAACTCTCTGTAGCAGCATCTATACTTTCAAATTCAGATACATTGTATAATACATTGGCGGCTTCTGCAGATTTTTGAGCTTCATTAAAGCTTTCACCAAGTCTTAAAAAGTCTGCCGTACTTTTCTGGATTTGTAATCCGGTACTTCCAATACCATCTGCTATATTGAAACTTTCTTTTTGGAAATCCTGAAGTTTAGCTAATGGCATATCACTTACTTTATTCATTTCAGTTAATGCGTCATCTAAGTCAGTTATTATTCCAAAACCTTGTTTCAGTATATCAAATACCTCATAGAAACTACCGAATGACAGTAAATATTGTCCCAAAGATGTCCATCTTTGTTTTAATCCATCAAAGAAATTACCAATTAAAGATGTAGACTGTTTTGTGGTTTTTGTTGTATGTTCAATAATATTGTCGGCTTCTTGCCATGATTGTTTAAATACATCGCCATCATAAGAAGCAGTAACCGTTTCTATTCTTTTTCCATTTTTATCATATTTGGTTGGTTCTTGGGTGATTTTTCCTTTACCACCAAAGGCCTCCATGGCTTTTTTATTCATTTTATCTATGGCTTCAGAAGCACTATTCGCATAATCATCTGCTCTGGACATTCTATTTTGGAGTTTTTCTAATTCGGAATTATATTTATTTACAGAAATACTTCCAGAATCTAATTGTGAATTTAACTCATCAATTTGAGATGAAATATTATTTACAACAGATGGCATTTGAGAAACGTTTAGGTCAGACATAGGATCGGTCAGCATTTCTTTAAAAGACAAACCTTCTTGTAATGCACGTACTTTATTTATTTCATTTTCAGCATATCGAATGTCTATTTTACTAGATTCTTTTAAATATTTTGTTATACTATCAAGTCTATCCTTGAATCCATCTCCACTATCCAATCCATCAAACATTAAATTATTTTTTAATTGATCGGCCTGGTCTATAATCTTATTTATTTTTAATGCCTGATCGTATGCAGTATCTATATTTCTTACATATGTACTTGGTATATTAGGGGTTTCTTTATTATAAGAGTTGGGTTTTCGAGATTTGTTAGAATTACGAGAATTAGAATATGAGGAATTAGAGTTATTGTTTTCAATATTTTTTTTATCTTCGTTAATTGTTTTCTGTTTTTCTTTAGAAGTGTCTCCAATTGCATTCTGTATCTTTTTTTGATTTTCTATTTCTATATCTGCGATTTGAGATGAATATTCTTCTCCTTCAAGTAATTTAAGGTTTCTTTTTTCTACTGCATCAGTAACTTTATCAATAGATTTTGATAATGACTGCATGGAGCTTGATTCAAGATTACTTACTTGACCTACCACATCCTCTTCATCAATGAATGCTAAAGTTTTTCTTTCAACTGCACTTGTTACCTGGTCTACTGCCTGAGAAAGTTGCTGCATTCCAGCTATTTCAGAAGATGAATCTGCGGACTTATTTAATTGATTCGTATTAGGTTTATTTTCATGATCTAATTTTGAAGAGGCTCGTTCTTTATCGCCTAAATCATCAAAAAGATTTATCTGTCCTTTGATTTGTTGATTCGTTTCTTTTATACTACTTTGAATATCACTTTGTGAATCAATAATTTGTTTAGACGGTTTTGCATCGGTTATATACATTTGTCCATTTGAATCTTCTGAAATTAGGTCTTCAATATTCTTTTTGATCTTAGGAGATTCTTTTGCGACAGTGTATTTTGGTTTTTGAGATTCTGTTTTTGGAGAAATTATTGGATATTTTTTTTGAAGTTCAGAAATTGCAGAAGATATATTTTTACTTCCAAATACTTTGGCAAATTCAATTAATACTTTGTCTTCTTCCTCGGATACGGCTTTCAATCTGCCTAAATCATTATCTTCAAAACCATGTTTTCTATTATCGAACTTATCAAAGAATAAATCGCCACCATATTCTTGTAGAGTACGTTTTGTTAGAAAATTTATATAATCAGTAATTTGATTCTTGATTTCTGGGGCTAAATTTTTTGTGTTGAATTTATTATCTTTAAACTGTGCTCCAAATCTAGCGAATACAGACTGGTAGTTCATTAATAGGTCTTGTTGTAATTGTTTGAAATCAACATTTTTACTAATTCCCGTCATGTCGATTGTAGCAAGTTCATCTCCACACATCAAAAAACCCTTTTGTATTGTTCCATCAACTAAGTTTTCTATATCACGTTCACTGAATCTTAAATTATCAATCTCAGGATTGAATGGATGAGTATGTAAAATTGCATTAGGGTTATATTTTTTAACACTGGAACCAATATTTACAGATCCAGTGTCGCTAAAGTCTTCATATTGATCGCCTATTTGTTTACCGTTTTTTATTAATATTGCAAGTTCTTTAATTTTTTTGTCGGCTTTTTGTAAATATGCATCGGACACCTTATATTCATCGTAAAAGCTATTCACTAAATCATAAGTTGAAAGCCATCCTGTTTCATTATCAAATTTGATCCCATCTGATGCGAATTTTAATAATTCTTCATTTCTGTCTTTTGCTTTTTGATAATTTTCATTTATTTCTTTAGAAGTATCAGAATCAAGTTTTGTGGTCTGTTCAATAATATTTTTAGATGATTCCTCAATTTTCTGGAAATCATCAGCCATATCTTTAAAGCTAGATTTACTTAAACCTTCCAATCCAGACGACAATTTAGGAATAACAGAATTTATATTTGAAATATATCTATACAACTCATTCGCATCTTGAGCCATTCGAGATATATTTTCATTATACTCTATATCATCAAAATCATTTCTCTGATCGGTATTATTACCACTTCTGTCAGTAGATGATTCATTGCCATATGATTTTCTCTCTATGTTATCATCCGGCGTTGACTCTTTATATAACTTATCGTATGCTGATTTTTGTGCATCAAACATTTTCGATATTTGATCCTGAAGCTTTGGTATATCTACGGAGTCTTTCCATAAATCTAAAGTATCTTTATAATCATTACTGCTTAGAATCTTCTTTATATTATTAGGAAGAGAATCTTCTGAAATGCCCCAATTTTTTAATGATTGAATATATCCATTAAAATCTTTTAAATCATCCTTATTAAAATAATTTTCGTCATTTTTGAATGCATCTGACAATCTATTCAATTCTCGTAAAGCCGTTTCTTCATCTACAGCATATTTTGCATATGAAAGATAATCCTTTTTAACATCTTCAAACGCCTGTTTCCAAATATCTTGATTTACGGATGATTTAACATCAGATTCTGTTGGAGTGTTAGAAGTAAAAGATGTATCTTTTTTAGTATCTTTAGAATTGTTATCAGATGAATATTTTTTTTGGAAATTTTTTTCCGATTCTTCTAATTTTGCATCCTCGACCTCTCTGGTCTTTTTGCTACGTTTTTTATATGTGTCTATGATATATTTATCACGTTCTTGTTCTATCTTTTGTATCCCATCATCAGTTTTGGCTTCCTGAGACAGCAAATCTCTATATCTTTTTGTTGCATCAAAAATTTGCTTGTTAAAAGATTCGATTTCAGGAAGATCGGTTGCTCCTAAACCTTGAAGTGTTTCTCCAGTTTTTTTTAATAATTCATTAATATATTCTAAGTTCTTATAATTTTGAATTTCATTTAGAATATCATCTGATGTATCTAATTTAGAAATATCTTTTTGTCTATTTTTTAATATATCTTGTATTTGTGACAATCGAGCATATTTACCAAATGTATCCTGCGCCTCTTTATCTAAAGATTTAAAATCCAATCCCATCTTTTGAGATAACTGGTTTATATTTTTTTTGGTTTTATATTTTTCGTATATTTTAGATTCATCATCAGAAAAAGAATCGATGATTTCAGATGCTTTTTTACTTTTAATCTTATCAACATTTTCTTGAGCTGCTTGTCGTGAATTATTTTTGACCTGTTTTTCGAATTCTAATTGTTCCTGTCTTCTCAATACGGCATTTAGTTCTTTGTTTGTAAAATCACGCATTAATTCATAGTCAGGAACCTGAGTAATTAGTTTTAATTTTTTGAGGGTGTTTTCCATTTCCTCCGCATAGTCTTTTGCGTTTTTGTTAGGATCAGCAAACGTCCCAAATAATCCTCCCATGACATCTGAAAGATTAAACCCTTTTAATTTTCTTTTTTGAAGACTTTGTATTGAATCAGAAGCACGAACAATCCTATCTTGAAATTCGCTCATATCTGGAGCTTTAACTTTTAAATCGATCTCTCCGGCTTGCTGTTCAATCTTTTCTATATCTCTTTTAACTTGATTTGTGATTTGTCCAATATTAGATGGATTATATAATGCTTTTAGAGCTAATATACCAACAGTATTTCCCATATTCTCACTCCTTTAAATCTATTGTATAGTCATTACTGAATAAGACTGACTTCTTGCAACTTTTTCAGCCATTTTATCTATCCTTCCTGCTTCTGCTTGCAATACAGTTTTTGCAATCGAATAGGGCGGTGTAGTAGCAACTTTTCCATGTAAGCCACTTCTCCATGTTGCATTTGCAACTTGAGAAGCACTCCAACATTTATCACCGTAACTGTTCATATTTGCACTCGAAATTCGTACACCGCCGTAAATAGTTGTACCGTTATCTTTATAATATCTTTGATATGAATTATTTAATAAGTTCTCAGTTCTGTAATAATATCTAGGAGAATATGCACCATAAAAAGATGATATTGCAGTTTTAGCAACCTCTGGACCAATACGAGCTGCTTCCTGACCAAAAGATTGAGCATATGTTCTTAAAAATTTTTTTACATCTGCTTGAAGCGCAGCAATGTTTACTGTTGCCATATTATCTTCTCCTTTATATTATTCTTTCAATATTTCTGTTACGATATCTTTAAAATCACCTACTGAAAATTCATTGATTTTTTCTGATAATTCATGAATTATAGGTGTCATATTTTTGCTTAACAGTTCAGTGACCTTATCAATCTGTTTGTTGATAAATGAATGTATCTCATAGTTATTTGCAATGAAATCATCAGTACACATTTTCATTACAGTATCAAATTTGCTTAATTCATCTTGCGGAACGGTATCCAATATTTCATCGATCAAATTATATTTATCGAGCATATCAAAATCTTTAACACTTTCTTTTGATGAAATATCAATTTTTGTATATAAACTCAAAATAGCGTTCACATACAACATATATTTTTTAGAAGAATTAAATTTAATTTTTCCATTATTATCCAGTGATGAGATAGCAATTATATCCTGTGCATATTTTACTTTGACTAAATAATCCACATATTTATCCTGAATAATTAATGACTGAACATACTTCTTTTTCAATTCGTCCGATGAAAAAGTGTTATATCTTTTCACAACTTCAGATACACTAATTTTTTTTATTTCATTCATAATTTTTCTCCTTATCATCAAATATATTTAAAATTCTATATTTATTTTATAGATATAATTTTCATAGTTAATTCTTGTATTTTTTACAGATTTTATCGTCTGTAATGTCACATACAATACGACCTTCTTTTGCCTTTTTTAACAAAGAGCAATTTCTTTTATACCTTTTGCAGGTTTTACATTTATCCTCAAAATCATTTAATTGTTCTTGGGTGTCAAAAATTCCAACGAAATCAGTTTTGTATATTATGTATTCAATTCTTGGATTTTCAGAATCGTATAATACCTTTATAACTCTTTCGCAGGCCATATTATCATCAGCCCAAACTACTCCTGAATCAGTAATAGAATCGAATGCAACTTTCCAATAATTATTTGTATCCATATCAATTCTTGGAAAATAAAAAACCGCATCAACATAATAATGTTGAAACGGATCAAGATCAGATTCCCAATTCTGTAATTTTGCTTGTTCTTTTACATAATCTGTAAAGTCTTTCTGAAATTTTTTGGCTTCCTGTGTTTTATAACTCATAGCCATAGGTTTTCCATTTTTTATAATTGCTCTATAAGCTAGATAATGATTTACTGATACAAAATCAGTTACAGTTAATTTTAACTGTTGAATTTCCTCCATTGTATTCTCCTTATAATCCTGATTAGTTTTATACTTCTTTAATTAAATGGTAATCAATTACAAGAGGTATAATCGCTAACTCAACTCCATAATTGCCAGTATCATGTCGGTAGTAACTCTTAACTATCTTTGCGGCTTCCATGCTATTGGTTTTAGTAGAGTCTCTAATATCTTTAACAAAAACATATTCCGTTCTTTGAAGTTTCTTTTTAAGATATACAGGTTCTCCATTAATAACAGTCGCCAAAACATATTTTTGTTCAGATAATTCTAAAATTTTATTCTCCATATTATTTACTCCAATGTGTGATCTAACCATTTTTTATATACTTCTTTAGTGTCTTCAAGCAGGAATATATATACGTTTATATCTTTTCCATCATCGGTAACACTAGGATATATATCGATAGGGAAAACTCTGTGTTTTATGTATAAATCTCTTTGTTTTGGATTAATTATTCGACAAACTTCTTTTTCTGTATATGGTTGTGAATGTAAATTCGACTGTATTTTCATATCCGTTTACTCCTTAAAAGTGAAAAAAGGGGTATAGCTCGAATAGTGAGCTACACCCCTTAAAACAATCACTATTCAAATACTAATTCTTATTACTTTTCATGCGTTTTGGCTTTTCCACAGTTATATTTTCTCTAATAGTAACATCGGAATTCTTTTCGTTAGATTTTTCATCATTTACTTTTTCATCTTTTACATCAAAGATCTCGTCTATTTTCTCTTGATTAAAAGGATGAAAATGTTTTTTATCAGACAAGTCACACTTACTCAATTCAGCAGCAGCCTGTTCTTTTGTTATGTTACCTGCATTATATTCAGTTAAAGCAGAGAAAATTTTCCTACAGTTATCGCTACAATAAATCGCCATCCATCTTGGCAAATGATCAAATTCTTCGCAACGATTACAAAAGCTATAAACCTTTCCGCATAAAATACATGTTTTATTATTTTTAACCATTAAATTGCCTCCTTAGATTTTGATTATTTAATATGACTGATATGCTGTGACACATATCAGTCATTAAAAACAAATTAATGATTAAAGTGTTTCGCCTTCCTCATCTTCGTCAGCCCAGTAAATTCTGTACAGGCACTTGTCTGCTGCACAATAATCAACCTGGAGAGATCCGGAATATGCAAGCTGTCCATCGGTTGTAAGAGAAATCTCAACCTCTGGAGAAACCTGGAATGATGGCATTTCAACATAAGCAGCCTTCAGTGTGTCAGCATGACATGGATCTACAGCAAGAACTTTAAGAGTCAGTTTTACTGTCTGTGGGAATTTGTCAGCTTTGTTAGAAATTGCAACACCAGATTTTACTTTTCTGTCATACTTAACAATGAACATACTTACTTCATCGTCTGTAGGCAGACCAAGATTTCCTCCTCCATCAACAGAGAAATCTGTTTCACTTGCAGAAGTGTTTTTCGTATAAGCTTTTCCCATAGATCCATTTGCATTAAATGCATTAACTCTTACAGATCCTTCTACAACATCCTTTAATACAGGTTTTTCACCTTTCTTAACTGTGATAATTCTCGGCATATCAATTGTCTGCTCATTAGTAGCAATTTTCTTTCCTTCACCAGAAGCTGCACCAATAATGTTCAGGTTGATCATAGCGTTGTTAGCTGTGAACTCACCTGTTTTACCCTGCCAAAAACGTTTGATTAAAGATCCTGTGTTGTCAACAGCATCCTTAGACTCAGCAGTAATATTAATTGTAGCATCCTGAAGCTGTGTCAGTGTGTATAATGGATTTCCTTCAAAATCTTCAGCGTAACCATACTGAACACGGTCAATTACAATATCATCTAATGTAAATCCCATTATATTTCCTCCTTTAAAATAATTTTTATATGAATTGTTTTCATCGAGTTATCTGTCTCATGAAATCAAATTCTTCCTTATCAATTTTTGATGTATCAACAAAACCGCTATATACACCTTTAAGTAATGCAGTTGATGATTCATAAACCTGCAATCTTTTAACGCTATCCATAAATTCAACAATTCCAACGTCATATAATTCATTTTTTTTATACTTAAATCCGGGATGATTCAGACATGAAGAAATGAGAGGTAGAAGAGTAGATTTATAAGAAGTGTTTTGATTTAATTCCATTTGTTGTTTTTCTTCCATGATGATCCATTCCTTAGTAGATTTTCCTCTTGCTTTTTCTACTTTTGGAAATAAATTAAACATCATTTTAATATAACCAGAAATTTGTAAATACACGGTTTCGTCTATTTCTATATTTTGTTTTTCGTTATATAAAAAAAAGATGGACTCACCATCTTTGTCTTCTTTATATAAATTAAATTCTTGAAAATCTATATCACCAAATAATAAACTGGTAGGCTTGCCTTCTAATGTAGGTATAAGCATGCAGAATAGTTGAAAATCATCAATCTTATTCCAATCAATCCCCATATCCCATAATTTCACACGGTACATAGTCGGGTTTGCGATAAATGTATTGACTACTGAATACACATTGCGCTCTACATTTTTTAAAATATCACCGATAGTAGGTTGGAATATTTGAATCGTATTTTCACTTTTTGTCTTTATAGTAAAAGGTTCTCCAAAATATAATTGAAGCTCGTCTGTATTAAATTGTAAATCTGTCATAACGATTATTCATCCCTGTGTAAAGGTTATTAGGACACTCGATTTGAAACTTAAGTGTTCTGCAATAATATTTCATATCAATAATATCTGCAAAGTCATTAATACATTTAATCTGGTTCCCCAATGCATTAGACCAGCATAAAAGATCTTTTACTATATAACTTAACAAGTCAGTTCTAATGATTCCATATTCGGTTTCCATATCATCTTCATTTACAAGACACATAACAGTTAAAATCTGTGTTTTGATTACTTTATTGTAATTGTCTACACTATGATCATCGATGTCATACATGACAAAATTTAACACTTCTTTATTTATCCCATTCAATTTGAGAAACGGAATGATTTGAGGTTTTTCAATACGTTTGTTATATTCGGTAATCAATAATCGTTCTTCTAATTCTTTAGAGCTTGGATTATTCCTATCAACATATGTATTCAAAGGCTTTTTATCTTTTTTTCCTAATATTTCATTTAGATCAGGATCAGAACTGAAAATTTTACCTACGATATTTTTTTTATAAATAATATCGTTATTCTTTTTTTCCTCTAAATCACGCTGAATATTTTGTATGTCACGAATCATGATATCACCTCCATATCAATAGAAGATGAATTGAACCCATTATTATCTATGACATTCAGTGTAAATTGTTTTCCTATCAAGCTTTTTGCTTTTCCTGGTTTAATAGAAAGCGTCTCGTTATTAATAGTAGACATTTTAATCAAGTTCTCATAATAACGACATTGTTCTTCTGTATATGAATTATCGTTCTTTAACTGAATATTCCACTTGCAATATAAATCTGGATTTGGTAAAGAATATTTAAAATAAGAAATAGCACCTAAACTTAAATGCTGCAAAGATTGATTTTCAAGAATTTCTAACTCATTATCTAAATTTAATATCATCCATTGAATTTTTGTGTTAGAATTAGATGGATATATTTCTTCCGGAGATGGGTTTACAGTTTCACCAGAAGAATTGTAATAATTACAAATTTGTAATTCTATATTATCAGTTGTTCTATTTAACTCATCTTGTTTAATGGATAATTTAATTACACCTGACGGACTTAAGTCTGTGATTTTAGTTACTTGATACACTTTGGGATCAAGCATATTATTTGTTAGCATAAAACGTTGTTCGTGCATGATAGTTCTTGTGTCACATACATGTAAATCATAAATATGATTACCGTATGTATGATATGTGTCTGGAAGCCATGCTGCGGTTAAAGAATCAAGACTAGAGCTATATTCATCAGTCCATTTTCCAGATGTGTAGGAGTTTGCTGATCTATTTACACCCCAGCATTCATGTTGTTTCCCATTGTACATCCATTTGAATTTCCAGTTACATTTCAACACATTATATCGTACATAAGACAATGCGTTATCTCTGCCAACTATAAACCATAATTGAGTAATTCTTTCATCAGGTAAAGAAAGCGGATTATCAAGTTCGTTCCCTGATATGTTGATATCAAAGTCAGTATCATCAGGAATAAATACATAACTTCCTATAGGATAATGAACTTTAGGACGAAATTGTAAATAATAATCCACCTCATCTTTTAAAATGGAAGGAGTGGTATGAAATTGATATTTTGCATCTTCAAATTTCCATCCATCTTTAGTCAATATATAAACTTTTTTGTATGCGGCATCAGCAGTAAATGTATCATTAATTATGAAATCTGATTGATTCCGTTTTACTTGAGATAATGTATTACCGCCAGATGTCAAATATTTTTTGTACATTTCAGCAGTAATCATATAACACCTCAATTCTCAGGAATTTTATCTACTAATGAATGTGCATCCAATATTAATTTTCGATAGGATTGATAGTCAAATTCTTCTTTTTTTGTCTCGTTATAAGCGGCCTGTAAAAGACTTAAAATAGATACTATTTCTACTGGACAGAATAGAAGAGTATTAAGACCATCTAATTTTTTCATTAAGCCAATAAAATACTTTTCATAATTAGTATTTTTAAATTGATCTTTTGTTTCTGGATCTTTATATAATAAGAGCCAGAACATTTCTTTATGCATTTTAATCTTATATTCTTTTATTTGCTGTTCGCTAAAACTTCCGTACAAATGTTGCATTAGGAATTTTCACCTAAATAAGAATTCCATATATATCCACGTTCTTTAATGATAGATTGTTGTTCGTTTATTAAAGACTTTTTTAAATTTCTTAATTCATTCAAATGATTTGATTGAGAATAAAATTTTTCTTCTTTTGAACCGAATACCTGTACAATATTATTTAGACTGTTTATTTTTGGTGTAATCCATTCAATAACCATTCCAATACCAATAACATCCATAATAAATTCTTTATCAAAATCATCATCCGTGGAATATTTCATTTCAAAGTTCATTTCTTGCAAAAGATCATCAAGTGTAAGACTGGCAAACAACCTTCGAATATAAGGCTTGTTTATAGATGAATGTAACCATTCGCATAAAAAAACAGATACATCATCATCGTTCATAGCAATAAGATCATAAGCCGAAGCTTTTAATCTAAATTTAGAATAAATTTTTTCATAATCAAGTGAAGGCATAAGATACCTCCAGTTTTTAACCGTTAAATAATCCAGTCATAATACTAAGTTCTGTGTCGAATATCTCATCAAGGGTTTTGATTTTCTTTACACTATCCAAAGTACCATCACTGATTAACTGAGATGCAATATGTTTAATTGAATTTTTAGCACCTTCCGGCAGTTTCATAATAGTTGCTTTCATATCTACTGGACTTAAATCAAGAATAACATCTCTTAAATCCTTATAAGTATATAAAGCTTCATAGATCTTGTTTAACTGTGGATATTCAGCAATAACATCTTTGTCTTCTATTACAAAGAGTGGGAGAGTAACATATCCACGATTAGCACGAATTGCGGCTACAACATCCTGATACTCAACTTCTACGACATCTCCATTGTCAAGCCATGTATAAAGAATCCGTGACTTTAAGCCTTCCATAAAAAGCTGACCAGGCGTAATAGAACGACATAAAACACCATCTGTAGGTGCAAACTCCTTTTTCTTTGGAGTAATATTCTCAACAGTTGATGTCTCTGTTGTATTTTTTTCAATATCTGTTTTTACTTCCGTGGCAGAAGCTTTTTTTGTTTTCATTGCGGTTGCCATAATTAACAACGTCCTCCTTTTATTCAATACAATACAGCCGCCAATAGACGACTGTATTGTTCTTTATGGATGATTTAAAATCAACCGTTAGCATTCCAATAACCGAAGTATCTTCCAAGCTGAGTAGCAACACCCATGGATCTCTGAACTTCGTATTTCATTGTATCATCCATTCTTGCACCCTTTTCATTTACTTCGTAGATTTCAGTTTCGCCGACATCGACAAATTTAATAAATTTATCTTCAACCTGTGGCATGAAATACAGTGCCTTGGTATCAAGAAGTTTCTTTGTGATATCATTAGTAGCAAATCTCTGAGGAAGCTCCATAATAGTATATGGACCATAGTTTCCAAGACGACCAACTTTATCAACAGAATTCTTCTGATCATTAGATACCCACTGAACATCAATCAATTTATTTAACTGCGCCAGTAGACTTCTGGTTCCCATGATGATTACTGGTGCGCCATCATTTGCGATAGATACATTTTCAAGCAGTTCATCAAATTTATCTTTAATACCTGTGGCAATAGCACCTGTTCCCTGGAACTGAGCTGGAAGTTTCTTTGCAGCGTTAGCAAGCTCTGCATAGATATCCTCCTGAATTTTTCTAACAAAAGCAGCAGCACACTGATCAGTGAATTTTGACCAATCAAGTCTTCCTGCCAGATACAGATCAATATCAGCACCTACAGCAATACCGTATGTAGATACAGGTACAGTGTAGCTTTTTCCAGAACCAAGTCTCTGAAGTGTACCATGTGTTTAGTTCATATTATTTTCCAATAAAAATTTCCAATGATAACCACCGCTAGTTTTGCGTTCTCCACGACAAACCCCCAAAATACCTCCACTCTGTATAGAAAATTTATGTGCAGCAGACGCAGCACAATCAAATACTTCATTTGTTTCTACACACATAACTGGAATCATTAGTCGAAGAGGCGATGGTTTTCCTTTCTTTTTTTCACTCATCTTCTTTTTGGCTTTTTCTGTATGATGTTTGCCATACATTCCATTGTTTTTCCCCATTATTTTTTCTTTTATATTAGGATTGCTCCATTGTTTATAAGCATTTATTGATTGAATTTTTACCCGATCTGGATTAAGATAAGCCTTTTTATTTGAAATACTAATCTTTTTTCGGCTCTCTTCAGAATGTGTATTGGAGAATTGACCACCAGATTGCAGATTGTAACCGAAATCTCTATTTGTAGAGTTGTATAAAGAAATATAATATTTTTCTTTTTCGTCAAGATTTTCTTTAGGGCAGTATTCTAAAACATAAAACTCAAAAGTATTTTCACCATATTTATTCCAAGCATTTTGCAAATATTCATTATGGTGACAGTTGTTATTTAATTCATGCTTATGTTTAGTCCATCTGTAATGTATATTAACAGATTGGCCAATGTATTTTTTATTATTATTTTTATTTTCAATACAATAAATGCCTGATTTATTATCATTTTGCATTTATCAATCTCTTTTCTATTAATATATTTTGGAAAATAATATTTGGGATCGTTACTCCCTACCGGGCTATAATACCCCTCATACTTTCATATGAGAGCAGACTATATCTTCATCCTATACAGGATGCGTACCATTTCCATTTAAGGGATTTTCACCCACTCACTTGAGCCGTACTCCTATTGTGAATATTTTTACTCACCAATGGGATAGTCGTTGAACTTTGCCTTTCAGCCTTAGCTGCTGATTGCCCATTATAAAAAAGAACAGGGGTTTTAACCTCGTTCTCATACAATAAATTTTTTCTGCTTTCGCAACATTCACGCTTATACCATTATCAGGTATTACGTTGTAGTTTTATTGTCTTTAGGGTTTTCCAGCAATTAAATACGTATTTTAATACGCAGTTTTCACTACGCAGACTCTACTTATCTAAAGTCATGATGATCTCCACTGATTCTTGTAACAGAAAGAACGATATCATCATCTGTCCAGAATTCCTGTGAATCTCCACGAGAAATATTTCTATTTTCTACAAACTCATTAAAGAACTCAGAATCTCTAAATCCTGTTTCTACCTTAATATCGATTTCATCTTCCATAACAGCAAATAATTCTGTTCCATATTTTTCCATCGCACGTTTTCTTTCACGCTTTGTAGAACGTTCATTAAGCCCCATGATTGCGTAAACAAATTTACGAACAGCATTTTCTGCCTCATGTTTAGAAATTCTATTGCCGTCTTCATCAAACAGCTCTTCATTATTATTTAAAGCATATGTAACTTTCTTAAATCCTTCATAATTCTCTTCGGGAGTAACGCCATCTTCGCAGAGATTTGCAAATACTTCCTGTGTATGTAAACTTAATTCATTAAACATTAATTTTCTAGCCATTATAAAATACCTCCTTTCCTAATTACTCAATCGCCAACTTTAAGCTTTTTATTCTCACAAGTAAGAGTTTTCTTTGCATCTGGCTTTTTATCAAATGCTTCAACAGAAACCTCAAAAACGTCACCTTTATGCAGTGCGTATGCACGAACTACATCACCTGTTACATTGTAAAAATTAGACTCTTTCTTAAATGTGTTAGTCCATTCTTCGGCAATAAATGGTTGCTGATAAACCAGAAGAGCATCACCAGGATCAGTAACCTCCACGTAATAATGTCCATTTGCGGCCTGTCCAAGAACAACTCCTCCAAAAGTTGTAACTGCGCCTTCCTTATAGTGGTCTAACTCCACAAAATCGCCCTTTGCTACAAGGTTGCCATTATCAGCATCTGATGTGAGCTGAATATTATAAATATGTTCTCCACCGTTCTGAGCTACCAGTTTAGATGGGAAACAAACAGCATGATTTGCAATTGTATATTTAATAGCCATGTGTATTCTCCTTTCATAAATTTGTGCAATAAAATAAGATCGCCTATTAAGCGATCTTTAAAACATGTTTTTTATTTAGAAAACAGTGATCCGTATTTATTCTTTTTCTTTTCTTTTGATGTAGCAGGAAGATCAATTCTTCCAAATGTTTTCTTTTTGTTTTCTACATTATTATTCGTATATGAGAAATTTAAATTGCCAGACTTAGCGTAAGATAAAAGAATAGAATCTAATTTAGATTTCAGTTCATCCAATGAAAAATTAGAATGATTTTTACTTAACTCTATAAATTCTTCTGTTTCATTAATTGATTTGTAATCATCAGACAGTAATAAAGTATCTTTTCTTTCTTTTTCTTCTTTTACTTCGTAAGCTTCAAGCTTAGATACAATAGAAGAGTAGTTAGATCTCATTGTCTGAAGTTCTGCATACTCAGAATCAGTCAATAATTCTTTATGAAGATTATATCTTTCTCCATCAAAAGATACATTCTCTCCATCTTTCACATATGATTGTCCGTAAATTTTATCACCAGTCCAATTTTCATAAGTAAAATAAGTATCATATACAGAGTTAATATAATACCATTCATTATCCGTATCTTCATATGAAGATAACAAATTATATAGAGCATATCTAATATCATCATGAGATAACTCAAAAGATTTCACAAACACCTCTGGCTGGACATTACCATCATCGTTTTTAGGATCTGTTTCTCCAAACGCTTCGGCAAAAGCAGACTCTAGTTCTTCGTCTGAAAGTCCTTCATAAGTAAATGTAATATCTTCTACAGATTTATCATATTTCTTTAAAAGCTCTTCAAATTTATTCACTTGATTATCCTCCTTTCCCTCAGCATTTATATTATTGAAATTAGAGAGTGTATTATTCAATTTCTCTAATGTGTCAATCAATTTTTGATCGGATTGAAAATGTGTTAAAACAGAATTGTTATTTTCACTAAAATCCTGAATGTCTAATCGGCTTCCAAGCATTCCTTCTCCAATTTCAGTGCCATCTTTTTCACATCCTAAACATGTCACTCCTGTAAAGTAAAAATCTTCTAATTCAAGATATTTTTCTTTGGCGTTGTAGGACATAGAATTTATACATAGCTCACAACTAACTTTTGTTCCATTTTTTCTACGAATAATATCTGCAGCTAATGTATAGTCTTCTGGAATAGCAGCAGTAGCTATAACATATGTCTTATCCATATTTTCGTCATATTCTAAATATGGTTCATCAGAAGTAAAAGTTCCGATTTGGCTTTCTATATATTTAAAAGTGTCTTCACCATTTTCATCCTGAACTATTTCAATATCATGAGCATGAAAATCATATTCTCCAGAATCTAATTGATGTATATGTGCAAGCAATGGTCTATATTTTAATGATGGCATTGCTTTTTTCATATTGTCTTCAGAAGCATAACTACCATTTCTATTTAATAATGTATGACATGTTTTTACTTTTGCAAAAAATAATCCTTGAGTTGAATCTGTGTCAAATGATAAAGTTCCTGGAATTTGTACGGATAGAGCATATCCTGAGTTTTTAGAATTGAATGAATAGAATTTATTTTCTTCACAAAATTTTACAAGTTGTTCTAAAGTTAATATTTTTCGTAACTTTGACATTATTTCCTCCTTTCTTTGAGTATTATAAAGCTCCTCAAGTAGAAGAGGAGTATATCAAATAAATAGTTTATCGGTATAAATAATATCATTAATATTTTCAAATAAAAGTTTATTATTGTTTTCAAAAATCCACTGCTGATTATTCTGCATAACAATACGGAAACCTGTTTTTTTTAGCAATGCAGCAGATTCCATATTTGTTGTAATTATAAATTTCTTATTATTCTCCATATGTTCACCTATGATTTATCTTTTTTATCCCTAGAAGCCTCTCCGTCATCAGTTAGATCATCATCGTCTTTAACCGGAGCACCACTATCATCGACTGGACCATTATCATTAGATCCACTTTGAGTATAAGAACTTTGTAATGGTATAAGTTTTTGAGAAAGATGAAGAACTTCTTCTTCGAAGAAATTAAGAGCGAGAGAATCTTTTTCAGAGAATTGATTTAAAGAATTATATGCAAGTTTTGTAGGTAATCCATACTGTGCTGCTTCCAACAACTGTTTTTTAAATTCATCTTTTGTATAAGCACTAACTTCAAAAAATTTAACTTTTGCAGGATTACTCACATAATAAGATAAAAATCTATTTACCCATCCTTGGATTTGTGGTAAAAGCATAGATATTGCCATTTCTGTATCAGCTCTTACGGCAGCAGAGAACGCTGTCGTTCCAGAGATAGATGCGCTATTTAATATTTGTGCACCACCAGACGAATTAAACAATGTCTCTGTTGCTTTAGAAATTTTATTTGTATCTGTAGCTTTATCATTATTAAAAGAAATTTGATCTATTTTTCCAGGTATGATAGCAGCAGAAGTATAATCTGGAAGAGCTTCATTAATCATACGATTGAAATATTCTATTACTATATCCGGTGTAATTTTCCAGTCATCAACAGTATCGCTTCCAGTTATGGTTTCAAGTTCCAACCATATCATTTTATAAATATCTTGTTCATCTGCAATAGCTTGTAAGTCGTCAAGATCAATAAGGTTAATAATACCAGATAATAAACCGGAAAATACAGGTACTACAGTTTCCCAGTCTTCAGCTCTGGCTTTTAAACAGATAGCATATTCGTCAGGCATAGGCTGCCATCTTCCATTAGTGGTATCATTAAGATATGCATTATACATAGATTGAAATGGATCACCTAATATTTCTAGCGTTGATTGCCTCGATCTAAAATAACTCATATCCATATGGAATGAAAAATCTCCAGAGCTATACGCACCAGATATTTTGCAATAATCAGGATCTAACGGTAAAATAAATAATCCGTTCTCATCATAATACACACATCCATATGAAGCATCTTCACGAAAACAAATAGTATTTAGTTTTAGCATTTCATATTGAAGATTCATCTTATCTAATACATTTATAGTATCCTGATAAGATTTTAACATTTTAGTAGAGTCTCCACCTTTAACAAGATCATATTCCGGTATTACAGACCTTGCATCCAGACAAAACATATTTGCATTATATGATACTAATCGATAATACGCATGACATCTATAATATAAATACCTGGATAAATTCCTTAGATTTCTTTCATTATTTCCAATATTCTGTAAATATGTTCTGAGGTTGTCTTTGTTAAAGGCAGATACGGTTTTTGTACTGGATTTGGTAATATCTTTTAATGATTTTGGTCCATCCATTGCTTTTGCGTAATTTTCAATATTTCGTTGATTTCTATTGTACCAATCACGTATTTCCTCTGTGGAACTTTGCATTGTAGGTGCTGGCGCAGTCATTTTATTACTAGAATGCATGCTTTTATTAGACACCCTTGTTCGTTTCATTCTTTGTGCCAAATATACAGCACCTCCCTTATCCAAACATCGAATAACGTTTTCCTTTTCGAATTACAAGAGAATCAACGAAAGTCTTGTCCGCTTTAGGTTTACGTTTCGATGTAATATTTTTTCTTCTTTCACATTGTAAAGCATAGGCTGTCATTGCCATAGTATAAGCTCTATCATCATGCAGCCGATTACGTTTTTCTGGACATAGCTCAAATGAATCTTTTCCGGAAGAACGATTAATACGTATCATATTCACAAGCTCTTCTTTCATAGCATCAATACTTGCTAATGAGGCTTGCTCTTGCCAATTTAATTTCTCAACATGACTACTTACATTTTGGATCTTATATAATTCTTGTTGTACATTATATTCAATTTCTTCTGCAGTCATTTTTTGTTTTTTGTATTTAGCAATGATTGATTTCTTTATTTTTTCATATTTTTCCTTATCTTCATCAAATATTGTTAAATATTCTTTTCCATCATAATTCGCAGTAAAGTTTATTTTGTCTTGGTTGAGCATTTCAATCAGAGATTCATACATTTCAGACTTAAATTTATTAGGATCCATTAAGTGTATTTTATTTACCGCATTTGGGAATTTTTTAACATATTCTTCGGAATAATTTTTGTCAATTAAACCTTTGTGCATTTTCCCATCTTTTCCTTTCCAGTCTGGCATTAAATAATCAGCAATATTAACACCACCGCCGCCAGAACCAGCATCTATATAAATACCAAGAATATTACTATAGTTTTCATCACCACCCTGGTTATAATCGAGAATGATTTCCTTTAAATATTCTATTTGTTCTGGTGTTTGCATGGGTTTTTTCTTTTTTTTATTGCTGATATCAATTAAATTAATGCAGTTTAATATCCTTAATTTATATTCAATACCTTGATCTGTTTTATCTGGGTAAATTTCTGAGATAAGAATTACAGAATTGTCACGGCTTCTTGCCGGGTCATAAGATATAACGATTTTTCTATTTCCTGTGTCGTTATACAAGATGGGTTTTCTAACTTGTTCATTTCGAGAAATCACACCTCTTCTAATAATGGCATTAGCACCAGCATCAGAAGTAAATTCGCAAAAATATTCTCTTCTGGCCTTTTCAGGATTGCTACGAAGTTCAGCGTCTACTGTGCTTTTTGTAAGCAAAGGCTCCATTACTTCTCCATGAATAGTGGGTTTAAACACTACTTCACAGTCAATGTGAGCAACAAAATAATCTGGATCACCCATTAACTGTCTTTTACTAAAATCTCTATACAGTTTATAAAATTTAGTATCAGTGGAAGAAGCAGAAGAGATATAGAATAATTGGTTTGGTATATTACTAGGAATACACCTAAGTCTATTCCTATCAATTGTATTTCCGTCACGGTCTTTACCTGATTTAAAGCTCTTATTTACAATTGCAAAAGCGGCATATGTAGCAAGCATTTCGTCAGATAACCAACCGCATTCATCAAATACGACAGATCCACGCATCAATTTTGTTATCCTAAAAGTTTTTTATCTTCTAGTTCTTATAATTATCCTTCTTATAAGTTCGGCGTACCTTTTCTCCTTCGTTTAACGTTAAGTTTTCAGACTGTCCTATATACAGTCGAGGTGCTGACTCTTGGGAGGATTATATTCTGTTTATTATTTTATAATAAGCAGTTTCACCTCCTACGCTCTGCATGTGACTATATTATTACATATAGCCTTCCATTCGGGTTGGCATTCCAGCGTTCCCGTTTTCTTCAGCACTACAAAAATAAGAACTGCATATTTCTACGCAGCGAGGCCTTTTGTGGAACTGTATTTTTCTTTGACTTTTAAATATTTTTTAAATTTTCTATCTAAATAGATATTACAATCTTCATACATATAATCTAACAGTTTGATTTTATCTTCTAATCCATATATTGCATTGTAATACATTATAGTACCCAATTCATTTGAACTTTGATACTGGGATACTTTTACTCCTGCATTTATAAGAATGTTATATACATCATTATGCAAATTCGGAGCTGCAGTAAGAAAGCGTAGATTAAATGATTTGTTTGTAAAACAAAAACATCCATCTCCATCAAAGTATCCTCTTAAAAAATGTCTTATTAAATCATCTTGAACATACGGGATTTTATAGTCATATGATTTTTGTGGAGAAAACCCTTTTCTAACCAAAGAATTAAACATTGTAATCGAATATATTCTAATAACACACATATGATTTTGTTTATGTTTATTTTTAGATATATCACATGTTTTCCATCTGTCTGTTATTTTGTAGTTGCCATTGATTGATTTATTAAATTTCTTGAGATGTTTAATATCTCTATACTGAAGTTCGATTCCAACAGCGGCAGAATTATTTTCTTCTCTTTTACTTATCCATCCATCAGCAGCCATAAATCCTAACCAGTAAGCTTTTTCTTCGGTATTAATATCATCAAAATAATTATAATCACAAAAATATGGATACTTTTTAATACCCATACGAGATCCCTGGAGATGAATAGCGTTTTCTGTTCTGTTCATTATTTTAGATAGTTCTTTATTACTCATTTCCATATAATGTTTTTTTAGAAGATTAATCTCTTCATCGGTCCATGGTTCCTCTTTTTTGTACAGATTTAAATCAAAACATTTAGCTCTGACAGCACCTTCTGTTCTATTGAGTATTTTACCAATTTCTTTATGTGTCATGTCCATAAAATGATTTATTAAAAACTTCTCATCTTCTTTAGTCCATGATTTTGCACGAACCAAACCTAATTGATCCATACGAGCAGATATAGAGTTTAATGATCGATTAAGTCTTTTTGCAATTTCAGTATTTGTCATCGACATATAATTTTTCTTTAAAAACTCAATTTCTTCTTTATTCCACGGTTTATGTACCTGCTTTTTTAATCCCAATTCAGATAATATAGTTGATATATTATATGTACTTTTATTTAATTTTTCTGCAAGCTGCTTAACAGTCAGCTTTTTATAATTTTCTTTAACAAATGTAATTTCTTCATCTGTATATTTTTTATTCATTATTTTTTCTCCTTACGAATATTCAAATAACAAAAAAGCCAGTCGCCGACTGACATATAAAAAACCTCTTTTTTTGTCTATATTACTATTCAAAGTTTGAGTAAATGAACCATTATATAGGTTATATGAGAATCCATCAGATGAATGGCTAAATCCATCGCCTGCGGCGTTCTTTACTTCTATTTCAGCCTTAAAAATATACCCTGTAGATCCAAGCATTGTATCAATATTGTCATTTGCTAACTTTTCAAGCGTATTAAAAGTTTGCTGCGCCTGACTACCTGATCCAGATGCAATATATGTCCAATAATTACAAAACAGCATATCTTTAGCCATAATCATAATATCAATAAGTGTAGATTTACCAAAACCTCGAGTACATACCAATAATACATTAGGGCAATTCCATGCTCTTTGAATAATCCATGCTTGTGCATCTAAAAGTTCTATATTAAAAAAGTCATTAATAAATTTAACCGGATTACATTGGTAAAATTTTTGCAAATTTGCAATTTTTATAAGACTTTCTAATTTTCGTGACGACATTGGGTATACGCCTGGTTTTACGAAAATTGTATTTTCTTGTTTACAATAATTCAATTCGGGCATTTGAGAAAGTATTTGATTACGATTCATCGCTTTCGCTCAAATCTAAGTCTTCATTATCTTCTTCAGTAGAACTAAAGCATGAAAACAAATCGTCTAAATCTACTAAATTGCCCGGATTTAATAGATTATTTTCTTCCATGTAGTCTTTAAGATCTATATTTTCTCTCAATAAAATACGAGATATCTCTTTATAATTATCAAGATCTTTTCTTAATCCAGTTATCATTTCTCTCTGGTCTGCAATCATATCTGCATATTCGGATTCATCTAAGCGTAATTGCTTTAATATAGAAGCATTACTCATATCCATTACCTGCTGCATACCCCTGCATGTGGCTAAATCAAACCCGTTTACTTCACCCTCACGTAAATTAAGGTCTTTGATTTTCTTTAATTTACCAGTCCAGGTATTTTCTCCCTTTTTGGCATTTTTCGTATTTTTTAATGATATACAGCTTTCGGCAGCCAAATCTTTGATAACAGAAGTTAGATCCTTCTTACTTGCCTGTAAAGATTTTATTGTTGCTGAATTATTTTGGAGTTTATTTATATCAGACATATAAGTAGCAATTGCATTATCTATTTTAGATTGTTGCAAAAATGCTCTTACAATAGAGACAGCAGAAGCGTTTCTCATCATGTCGTCATTAGAATCTTCGCTGGTATCTAACAATCCTAATAACTGAGAATATAGAAATGGTTTATCCACAATAGATTCTTGATCAAATGGATCATATCCTAATAATCTAATTACATCTTGTTGATTTTTTTCATAACTATTATATGTTTCTTCGTCTTCATGACCTTTAACTAAATCAGATGTTTTTATTTCATCTTCATATAATATCTTCTCTTTAAAAATATCTGAGTCTGCAAAAGTCATTCCTGTATAATTACACATAGATATATTTTTAGATCGGAAGAGCGTCGTGTAGGGAAAG